TACAGGTTCAGAGGCAAACCTATCACCTAAATTTATAATTGGTGACTCAAAATTAATTCTTTGTGCAGCTGATAAATTTATATTTCTACTACTAAACGCGTGTATATCATTATCATTCTTACTATTAAATATTATTCTATCTGAATTTAGAATTATTTGTCTACCCGAAAACTCATGTGGAGCTGTCTGAGATTCGGCTGCTGGTGTTAAATCAACAGTTTCATTTGTAGTCAAATAAAGTGAAGAACCATCAGCATTTATATCTTCCTCAACTGGTTTAGCGTAAACACTATTTATATCTTCTACTGTTTCACCTTCACCCAATTTAGAAGCATCTAATAATTGACCAGCTCTAAATAAAATATTTGGTGATATTTCATAATCATCACCACTTGATTGATTGCTTCCCAATCTTATTGAATTACCAAACCTACCATTATAAATTATATCACCCTCTTCAGCTCTCAATCTCCTAATATTATTATTAGTTTTAAAATAATCTCCAGGATCAAATAACCCTTCAGTAGCTCTATTGGGTATTCCAGTCTCGGATACTTCTTCAGCATCTGATACTGATATATCTCTTTGAAGATAAAGACTACTTAGACCTTCAAACGAATTAGAATTAACAGAGTTTAATAAATTTAATTTTTGTGTATAAAAACACTTTCCTAAATAATGTACACATATTACATACTCACCCTTTAATGGAAAATCTTGTACATTTGGGTCAAGTGGAAAACTCCAATCCAACTCACCATCTTCTATATCAGTTTCACTTACAAGATACCGAGCCTTAATAGCTCCTACATAACGATAATCTGGTGTTACCTTATCAGCTAACAATAAATTATTTTCTGTTAAATCATCATCAGTTAAAGCAATATCTATTACTTCAGCTGCCTCTAATTCATAAAATTCTTCTGCTTGTATAAAATTTCGTACAAAAGTATTAACTTGAGATAAAGTAGGTAATCCATCTTGAATAGTGGGTGGATCAACAGTTCCCTTAGATATTTTATAAGACATATTAGTTTAATTTAGTGATAGTTTTTATATCTGTTGTTACGTCGTCAGTTTTATTTTGTAAATTTTCTACAACCTCATCTATATTTTTCATAATTTGATTCTTTTCTTCTTCTGTCAATCCAAACTCACTTTCAGAACCAACCTTGCCCTCAGTAGCCAGTATCCTCTGTACTACACCAGCTAATTTTACTAACAACTCGTCATTCTTTACATTTATTTCTAGATACTCCTTTATCATAGGTATTAATTCTATGGCTGTATCTCCATCTTTAATAAATCCGACTACTTCTTTAACGAGAACTTCTAATTGTTTTTTATTACGTGAAGAATTGTTATAAATGTCTTCAAACAATCCAGAAAGTGTCTTACCTTTGAATAATTCGTATTCTGTTGTCATTTTTTTGATTTCCTTTGGGTAGAATAACTCATTTATAAATATCATATTATCATAAAATGACTTTTACATATATAAATATATACTAAACTTGTTTTGACTATATATACAATAGTTATTACTAACAAGGGAGTAATTCCCTTATTTCTTAAATAAACGGGAGATTAACCATGAAGGAAGTCGTAGCACTGGTCAAAGATTGGATAGATGATATTATTCATCTAATGATATCTTTTGTAGCAATAGGAGCCGTTGGTGAAGTATTGTTCGGAAGTGGAGTCTTTGGCGTAAATGTTATTGGTAACCTGACAGCAATTATCGAAAAGTTTGGCGAATCAGGATTCGCTGGTCTCGTCGCTCTATTGGTGTTGGTGGGTTTATTCCGCAAATAACTGTATTGGGAATAAAATGAAAAAGGGGAGTTGACTCCCCTTTTTTTATGCTAAAAAATAGAACCAGTATTACTGGTATCTATATCTCCTTCAGAAAGATATTCACCATATAATCGTTCATGATATTTCTTCATCACATTTACGACACGAGTTATATGTTGTGTATTGGAATCGGTCATTTCACGTATTAAAATATACAAAGCTTTCTTATTAAAATTTTCTATATTTTCTCTACGTCTAAATAATTCCAACACAGCATTAGCTACATTTATATCTTTCTTTCGTCTGAAAATATTTGTTAAATTATTTTCCCAATATTCTAACATTTGATTTACAAAATACTTATTTAAATCATCAGTTTCACGTAAACTTTCTTCTTTACCAAAATTTCTACCAAAGTCCAGTTTATTAAGGTTATCATGAATTTTCATTTTTTTATAGTTGTTATTATTATGTAATATTAAATAATTCTTTGCAACAATACTAAAGTAAGAAAACGCTTTACCTTTTTCCTTAGCATACTTGTGCATATTCATTACAAGAAAAGATACTACTTCATGTTTTACATCTTCACTTGGAACATCAAAATAATAAAACTTAAATGTATGAATTATATTTTCAACTAACTTTTCAAAAGCATATTGTATATGATCTTCATATATTCTATTTCTAATATCTGATGTATTACAATTATTATACCTACATATTGCATTTTCAGTTGTTGTTGTAAAATAATAATTTTTTCGTTTAGGTGCCATCTTCTAATTCCTTTCCTCTAAATTCATTTAATTCATTAATAGTAGCTTTTATTTCTTCAAACACGGTACCTACCTCATCATCAGCTTCAAAAGCTCCCATATAATCTATTCTATCTAAATCCTCATGTACGGTGTGGACTCTTTCTGTAAATTTTTCAACCCACGTTTCCAACATTTCTGTTTTTTTAACTAAGTTCCAAATTATATAACCACCCATTCCGATAGTTGTTGTTGAAACTCCAAGTAATATTTCTAATACCATAACTTATCTCCAAAAATTATGTTCTATTGTTTTTTTATAATTAGCATTTTTCATATTGTGCTCTATAACATCTAAATTAAATTCGGGTTTTTTATTCGTCAATTCATACTTACCTTTTCCTATCATTTCTTTCCATTTCAAATCTACATCTTTAGGATATTTTCTAATCCATTCTACTGTTGATTTTTTTAATAACTTTTTTGCTTTTTTACTTAATGGTAAAATATATCTAAATTGTTTACCTTTAATTCTTTTAATACCTTTTAGTTCCATGAAATCATAAGTCAACCAAAAAACTTTTTCTTTATTTAACATACGAGCATTTTCTTCACATAACTTTCTTGATGTTCGTGGATGTATTTTCTCTCCGCTCTCACTCATATAAATGTCAGTCCAAATATAACCACCATATAAAAAATTAAAACTCTGATAAACATAACCAGGTTTACCCACAATACCGTCAGCCCAAGTATAGAGAAATAATTTATCTTTTGTATTTTCTTTCATCCATCTTACAACCTTTGATAACATTTGAGATTCTGAATTACGTGGCATCTCTTCTAACATACACATCTTACCAATTTCATAATAATCTTTTGTTTCCAAACCAGGAAATAATTTATTTATTGTTTGTCTTGGTTGTGTACCCCAACCTAAAGTAATAACTCCTACTAATTTATCAGTTAAAAAACAACCGAGATAATGTTTAGTTAATCGTGGCATTACCTTTGAATAGTGAGTTTTTTGTATCAAATCTATAGCCAAAAATTTATCTATTTCTTTGATTTCAAAATCAAACTTCATTTATCTCCAAATAATTCATCAAATAAATCTTTATGTTTTGTTTGTAATACTTGGTCTACCGTAGTTTCTGTTTTACCTAAACCAACAGCTTCTTGTATAGTTTCTACAACCTCTTCTTCTTCTTTCTTTACTTCTGGATCTAATATTTTTGGATAATTTATATTCGGTGATTCTCCAAACATATACTGTTCTTTCTCCAATCGTGTAGCCATCATATCAGCTTGATGTATAATTAATGGTAAATTACTTTTTAACTGACGAGATTCTACATAATTTTTAAGGTAACCTGTGTTGGCCTCTTCATAAAGTCCATCAGCTAACCTCAAAGATAAATATTCTACTTCTGTCATTTTAACTTCAAACTGATTTAAAATCCATATCGCTCTATCAGTTGGTGTCATATAATGTAACTCTTTATTTTCTACATACATTTTACCCTGATTTATTCTATGCCATTCTGAGTCATTAGGAATATAATAGTCTTTCTCCAAATTACCACCTTTACCTAAATCATGAAACATAGCTGCGAACACTATTGTTTCTTTTGAATAGTCCTTATTAAAAGCTCCCTGTTCTCCCCATAGTTCAGTTAACTTTAAAGCACATTCAATCACATTCAATATATGAACAACATAACCACCAGGCCATGCACAATGGAAATAATCAGTACCACTTGCTGGAGCGAACATCATTCTATCCTTGTAATGTTCATACATTACAATAATTTTATTTTTTCTATCTCCATCAAAATTTTCTATAACTACATCAATTAATTTATTCCAATTTTCATTTAATTCATCGGGTGTCAATTTCATAACCTTTATTCTCCTTTTTTAATCTAACCAAGGCATTTTATATATGTGGGCATCAGCAAATTTGTATGGTTTAACATGAGTTGATTCAAGAATATCTACCATGTTAACCCACTTAGAATTCATAGTATCTCTTACTTGATATATACCATCTTTATATCCTGTCCCTTTAATTAAAATAAAATCTCCATAATCAAAAGGACCACCCCAACGTTTTAATAAATTGCGTGATAAAGCGACAAACTTATATTCGGATGCACTACTGATTTTAATACGAGTTCCATCTGCTGTTATGTTTGGTGTTCTATCTGTTTGTGGCCACACTGGTTGGTACATAGTAACATCTACTACTATACCATATTTAAGAAACTCATTTAATTCATTTTCTAATTCAAGTTTCTCTTTATTTAAATTATTTATTTCTTCAGAATAAAATGTTGTATTACTGTTTAATATATTACCAGAAAAAAATCCATTTACCAAAGTCATCATTATGACAAAAGCCATTGATATTTTCATGTTATTCATTTATTATATCTCCATTTATTATTATAAATATCAAATTCATTCAGTAGAATCCACAGTTTCCCAAGGAAACAATATCCACTCGTTCTTCTTTTCATGTATCCAATAGTCAGGTATGACAGTTGATTGTTTATGATAATATAATGTCATTATAATATTATCTTTTATTTTTCTACTTTCTTCCAATGTTTTTCCTGTATCAGCTATATCATCAACAACAATTAGTGGTTTATAATCAGATAAATATCGTCCTTTCGAAATCATTGGTAATCCTGTTCTATGAGATAACATAACAGCAAGTATTAATCCACCTCTTGGAGGACCCCATATACCTTTAAAGTCCACAGCTCTACTCATTATTCTTATGTATTCATACATAGAATTTACATCATTCTCTAACTCTTTCCAAGTAGTTTTTTTATACATCAGTAAATCCTGTGAACGATTTGTATTTTGGTTTCTTTAAAATCATTAATACTTCATCAGCATACTCTGGATATATTACTGGAAAGAACGACATTAAAAATGGTGTAGGAATATACTCTTTGAATTTTTTATATAATTCATTACCTTCCATAAGGTTATCAAACTTCTTTTTCTTAGCATACAACCCAAAAGTTTTTTCTATTTCAAAACCCACATTTTTACATTCAGTACTTAACTCATCTAAATTCCATTCATACAAATGAGCAGCGTATTGTGTATCATACGGGTCTTTCTTTTCCACTGTATTTGGACAAGACAAAAACATCTTATGTTCTGGTTTTAATAATTTGTAACATTCAAGTAATGATTTTATACCATCTTCTTTCTGCATATGTTCTATAGAAGAAGTGTAAACAATAAAATCAATTTTGCTATCAATACGTTCTGACATTTCTGATACATTAGATATAACGTGAGTAACCTTAAATGGATAATAATCCAAACCATCTATACTTTTTCTACCAGACCTTCTTGTTTGTTCCTTAATATTTCTTTCAGAAATATCTACTCCAATATATTCTTCTATTTCTCTTTTGTAATATCTTATCAATGGTAATAACAAACCACGACCACAACACACATCCAGTACAACATCACCTCTGTTCATCATTTCAACAGCCTTGTAATGTTGTATCAAGTTCATTATATCAAGTCCCGAAAAGAATCCATCTCCAAGTTGATTGTAAAAATTTCTCATTTGATAAGTTGTACAGATAACCTCTTTCGGGTCTATATCCTCTGTTATCTTTTCTACTATTTTAGACGGTTTCTCAAGCATCGAAAAATGGATTACCTTCTATTTCTATACTTCTTTCTCTCATCGTATTACTAAGTTTTATATAAAGTGGTTTGTATTTTTCAAATACCCTATGAGGTGAATCACTTTTTACCATTTCATCAATTGATTTTAAAACTCTAAACATGTCCTTGGATATTAATTGTGATAACACGTAGTCGTGTCCCTTAACAGCTGAATCTAATTTGTTCATTGTATCTACAAAAAAATAAAAATTATGTAGTCTCATAGTAAGAGTACAATCAACATTCCATTTTATTACATCATCTACATTAATTGTACCATCTAACTCATTATCAAATTCAATCACATAAGGTAATTCAAATCCATCCACTTCTCTTAATATTTCAGCTGCTTCGTGTTTAGGAAAATTTATACTTTGAAAAGTTCCCTTTTTAAGATTAAAACTTGTATAATAATTACCAAACACTATAGCTCTATCTGGAGTTGAACTATCAGTAGTTACTTTCATTTTAGAATCTATATCCGTAAGAGACTTCTGTAATTGAGATAACATTAAAAACTCAGGAATTCTACTTGTAGCAAAGAAGTGAATATACTTTCTATTAGGGTTTAAATGTTCTTTACCATCCAACAAAGTCATCATACCCGAAATAAATTTATAAATATTACCACCAATATTACCAATAGCCCAACCATCAAATGGAAATTGTTTTACTTCATCATACCAATGTTTGAAACTATGTTCATCTGCTCCCTGTAGAACATTTAAGAAATCAGTAGTACCTGTTCTATTGTCAGCAAAATATTTAAAATTATCTTTACTTATCTCCAAACATTCTTTTACTTTACCCTTGTATTTTATTTTTGGAGGTATGTCTAAGTTCATAGCTAAATCAGAATTCTCTTCCAACCAAGTAAATATATTATGTCTAAACTCTTTACTCCACTTAATAGCTCCTGATGCTATTTGAAACCCACCCGAATCTCCTATTACTAATACGTCATCTGGAAATCCCATTTCTTTTCTAAAATCTTTTTTCTTATAATAGTGTCCAGCTGTGATTAAAAAATATGGGTGTCTATATTTTTCAGGAAACGTATTACTATAAAACCTTGATTCTAAACCATTCTTTAGAATTATATTTTTACGAAGTCCGTCACCGAAACCACCAACTGAAAATGAAGGGAAATAAATAAACACTATTTCAAATCTCTAATGAAATCATAAAACTCATCTCGAGCAGCTTCCCAATCAAAAAAGTTTCCACTCAGTTTGGCTGTCTTCATAACACCTTCATGTTTTACTCCACGAACACAAGTACACATATGAGTAGCTTCTACCATTACAGCTACACCAAGATTTTCCACACATACTTCATTTATATGATTATGAATCTGCATTGTCAAATTTTCCTGTACTTGAGGTCGTCTCGCATAAAACTCCACAATACGATTCAACTTACTAAGTCCAATAACCTTACCTTCTGGTGTAGGAAGATAGGCTGTATGGGCATACCCAACAAAAGGTAAATGATGATGAGAACATAATGAATGTACTTTAATATTTCCTTGAAATACTATACCATCATAATCATCTACATTATCAAATGCTGTAATCTTTGGTGGTTTACTATATACACCCTGAGCTAAATCATTTACAAAAGCTTTAGACACTCTCTCTGGAGTATCAGAAGAATTTGGATCATTTCTCCAATCAAATCCAAGGGCTGTCATATAACGACCATAATGTCTAGCTGCCTCTGCAATCATTTTTTCTTTTTCCCAAGTTTTTAATACTTTATTACCATTGGAATGTTTTAATTTACTCATCAAACTCCTCTCTTATCTCCATAAACTATAATCTGTAATCTATCTGAAAAATTATAACCTTCTTTTGTACATATATCAAATAACCACATTCTTCTTTTCACTAATTCTTCATTAGTCATACCTTCAGGCATTAAATAAACTTTATCATTTGGTACATTTAATATATCCTGTAACTCTTTTACTTCTTCTAAATCTTTCTCGGAAGATATAACTGGTTTTAATTGGTAATCTGGATGTAGTGTTATTAATTTTTTCATAGCGTGATAATTGGTTCTCCACTTCTCGTGTCGAATTTTATCGTTTTCTGTAACCTCTTTATTCAGATACGGCATCCAAGTTCCAGGTCTTGGTGTGGAGTTTGACAGTTTTGGTGATAGTGATATGAAATCAGCTTTTGTTTCAACGAACTCACTACCTTCAGTTTCTATTGTTATGTGTTGACCAAATTCTTTAGCCATCTTACATAAGTTAATTAATAACTTAGGATGAGCTGTTGGGCCTCCACCTGTTATCATCGTATGTTTTATATGTCTATGATTATCAAAAAATTCAAAAATATCTGGATATCTAAACTTACCTTTTTCTGGTCCCCACGAACTATATGGAGTATCACAAAAAGAATTAGAAAACTGACAACGTAATTTACAACCTGTTACTCTTATCAGAATATGTGGAATACCTACATATTTACCTTCACCCTGTAAACAAGTATAAATTTCATTTATAGGTAAAGTTTTTTTAGAGTTTTCTATCGTCGTACTCCACTATACCTTTTTCTTCAGCATATTTTTTAATCTCATCATATTTTGTTTTATAAAAATTTTCTCTTTCAATATCTGGAATAGATTCTTTATAAACATCTGTAGAACAGTTTGGTGTTTCATTTAATTTAATATGATATATTTCTAATCCATCATAATTTTCAAAGATAACTTCTTGAGCTAAAAATAATTCACGAGCTACGTTTTCAACTGTAGGATTACAATAATCATTTCCATTTAAGCTCATGAAATATAATTTTGTTTCTATATCTTTTAATGTTTTAATAAGTTTTGTATCTAATGGATTAACAACAAATCCGTGATCCATCATATCATCAATCCATTGAACACCAACTCTTTTAATTTCTTTGAAATCAATTATATAACCAATCTCATACATATCTTTAAAAGAATAAGTGAGTTTAATATGATACCGATGACCATGTACGTTAAAACATTTGAACCGTTCATTCATAACTCTATGACCAGTATCAAACCCATATTCTCGTGTAATTGTCTGCACTATAACCTCTTTTTGTGGAGCTGGGGAGAGTCGAACTCCCGTCCAAATATTCCTAATAATAAAGTCATTTACAAGTTTTAGTTGGTTTCCAAATCAGTAGTTAACCAACAAACCCACTATGTCCCGTTTTACTCAGAACGGTTTAACTGTTGTCTACTTTATACTCTGACATCGAGTGTTCGTCTAACTTCTTTCATATCCAAGTGTTAGACAACTCAGAGACTTATGCGTAAGCGTAAGTCGGTTGATAAGAATCAACATATGCTGGAATGACTTCACCGTTTCCGACTCTATCATTATCAAAGATATGCCAATCAATTACCAACCCTGCGAGTTCAATCTCGCCATTTAGGTTGTGAGTCTTTTGTAGTAAGTCATACTCAAACTCCACTTGCACTTTATTATCAACTAACATCTGTCGATTCCAATATCAGCCCCGTTTTAAACTATTATAATATACAAAAAAATTTATCATTTGTCAAGTACTTTTTTTAATTAAACTCCAAATCATCGTCATCTCTATATTCATTAAATGGGTCATCATACACAGTTCTAATAATTTCTATAGACTGTTCTACTTTAAACCAATCTTCGAACTCTATTGCTTCCTCTAATAGTGAAATTACTTCTTCTACACGTCCTATTTCCATATCAATTTCTCGCTTTGGGAATAAATATAATAAAATTAAATTTTACTATCAAGTAAATGTGGTGTAGCTTCTATTCTACCAGCCTCTGTAATTTTTACAAACTCAACTAAAGACCTATATTCTTCCAGTGTCCTTGCTCCCACATAAGACATAGAACTACATATACCATCTTTTATATCATTCAAAATACGTCTAACTTTTCCTTTATATGGAATGATTTTAGAATTTCCTTCAACATTACTTTCCTCTCCTCTTTCTGATTTTGAATCTAATGAAGCAGAACCTCTATAAGTTTTATATAATTTTTCATCAGGCCATTTACCTACTTTGGATATTTTACCAGGAGTTTCTTTAGTCCCTGAGAAAAGAGACCCCAACATAACGACATCAGCTCCACTACCCAAATACTTACAAACATCACCCACAATCCTAACCCCACCATCAGCAATGACAGGGACGTTATAAGTATCACAAGCGGAAACACAGTCCATAACCGAAGTGATTGAAGGAATCCCAACTCCCGTTCTGATTCTTGTTTCGCATAATGACCCGTTTCCGATTCCGACACGAATCCCATCGGCTCCCCATTCACATAAGTCCATTGCACCTTCTTTTGTTCCGATGCTTCCTGCGATGATATCAATTTCTTTAAACTCATTTTTTAATCTCCGTAAAGCTTCCTTTACAAGTTTGTGGTGACCATTAGCTACGTCAATAAGTAGTACATTACAACCACTATCTATTAAACTTCCTGCTCTTTCAAAGTAGTTATTTGTAACACCAATACTCGCACCAATAGGAGCTTCTTCAAACCATCTCTTAGTATCTTTCATTCCCATTAGTATTTTTTTACTAGGACCACTTGCTTGTTCTATCTGTTCATCTAAATTTTCATATATTTCCCAATTTGTCATACTACCACGAATTTCACTAACAACTTCTTGAACCATTTTAGTTTGTTCTTCGATTGAAACAAATCTATGTATAAATCCCATTCCACCATGATTCCACATTGTATAAGCCATTTCATTTTCAGTAACAGTATCCATAGGTGAAGTAACAATTGGTACACTCAAGTACCTATTCTTTGAGAGTTTTGTATTTAAACTACAATCTCCTCTATGTTCTATTTCTGAATATTTTGGGACAATGTTAACATCATCAAATGTTAAACATTCTTTCATATATAACCTCTTATTAGTGTTCAGTCTTTTAGGGTAGCCGAAACATTCTCCATCATTTTACCATCCGTATTATAAGGCCACCTATACTCACCCTCTTCTTCATCTTCCGCTTTCCATATCTTCAACATCGTTTCGTTTATAGTATCTAATTTATCCAAGACAGAATCTAATTTATCATATACATCATCTAACTTTTTATTAATCATCTTTTAAATATCCTTTTACCTATTTTACTTTCTTTAATTGTATCTAAAGTATTAGATACCTCACCGAGTTGTTTATAAAGAGAATCAACTTTATCATACATAACACCCAACTCTTTCTTTATTTCTACTTCACTCTTAGTTACACTATCCTTAGCGTAGTTCTTAACATTACCTTCCACGTCCAATAACATATGTTTTATTTCCACAATACTGGACTTAATTTCTTCTGTTAACTCTGAAATCCTTTTATTAGCTTCACCTATATCCTTTGAAATCACGTTCAAATCATTTTCTACAGAGTTTTCTACTGAAGTTCTTATCTTATCAATCTTTCTATCAATACTCTTTTTAGATGTAAAACTCTTTACTTCAGATAACACTTCATCTGCTGTACTTGTTATTTCTTGAACATCACTTACTACTGAGTCTAATAATATATTTGATGCGTACCATGCTCCACCACCATATCCAGCCACCCCAACAATCACACACAACAAAGTAGTTCCGAGTGCACTTAACCAATTCATTTTCTTTTTCTCCTTAGTTCTTCTTTTTTTATCATCTACCATAGCTACCCACATACCACCTATCCACAAATAGATTAATATTGGAATACACCAAATCACTATATTGGCAAATTCTTTTGTCATTCTACGTCCCCGATAATTTACTTAATACAATAAATAAAAATATTAAACTAACCAGTACAATATGTAAATATCTTTGAGTTTTAAATTTCATTTTTTATTTTTTCAACTTCATATAACTCTCTAAATTCTTTTTTATTTAAATTTTTAGATAGTCCAAACATAATTTCTGCTAATCTAATCTTATCTGTGTCTAATTTTCTAATAGTTATTGTTTCTTTTGTAAGTTTATTTATGAGGGCAAATTTATTTCCCAACACTATTACTCTTCCCCTTTTTTTGAGAAAGCTTTCTGTATCGTCGCTCGTAGTCTATTTGTATTTTTTGGTGAATTCGGTGGAGTTCCACCATCTTTCAATACATAATAACAATTATAACATAACAATCTTAGATTATCAAGTTTCATATTGTGCATATCACCATCCAAAAAATCTAACAATAGAGGACTTCTGGAATCACTCGTTCTGTATTCATCGTATCCACAATTACTGCACTGTTGTAACAAATATCCTTTTCTTGTAAGTTTATCCTGTAATTTCCAATGTGGATAATTTGGATGTTTTCCATTAAAAATATCATTAAGATAAATTCCAAATCTACCGGATCCATCTCTTGATATTCCAATTCCAGATTGATTTGTTTTCCATAAATCATATCTTTGTGCATACTTCTTAAATGTATTGTATGCAACATTACACTCTCTTGCGGCCGCCCTCATAGATAGTGTCTTATCTATTGCACTTTGAATAACCGTTTTCGGTATCGGTCTTCCTCTGAATGGATTAATCCCCTGTTTTGCCATCTTCTATATACTCCCCCTCTGATGTTAAACTAACATTCGGTAGTAAATTGCCATCTTCATCGAATGGAAAATTATATTCACCAGCCTCTTCATCTTCTGCTTTCCATATCTTCTTTAGTGTTTCCTCAATAGACTCCAATTTGTCAGTTATAGAATCTAATTTTTCCCATACTGTTCCAACGTAAATTAGAGTATTTTTATCTTTATATTTATCATACGGCATAGTTTACGTTTCCTCTACATATAAAAACGGAAACTCTTTATTATCATTACAAATATGTATTTTCATTCTTTAAATTCCTTTTGATATAAGGTGATACATATACCTATTTCAAATATAAGTATATGTCAAAAATAGAAAACGATTATATTATTATTAGTCTAATACAACCTTAAAATACTCTTCGGCGAGTGAAGCATCATTGTTATAAAATCCTACCCAAACTGTAACGGTGTCTGATTTCATCGACCATACTGGTGCAAACATGGTGTTTACTTCTCCATCAGCGTTACTGTAACTTGCTGAGTTAATTGTAGGAACTTCAAATCCATTGAATCCAACTATATAAGATGTATCCCTTGAAACATACTGACCTTCATCATTTACTCCACGATTGACTATATAGCCAAGTGTATCTGTTAAATACCAATAATGACTTGATGCCCAACCAAATTTAACTACATCAACTGGCTGTCCTTCTGAATCAGTAACAGTACCAGAAAATCTATGTAGTGTTTGCCAACTACCCTGAGATAATGTCAAATGATAATATCCATTTGAATCTTCCGTTAATCGGGTATCTAAGTCAAAATACAATAGGTCATCATCTGTACTGCCTAACGGGCTATCCCCCAGGCTACATCCTACGAATAGTATTAATGTTGATATAAGAAATAATAGTTTCTTCATTTCCTTTTATCTTGTCTCCTTTTATTTTGTTGCTGTTTTAGAACGGCTACTTTACGTTTTTTACCGCTCCTTTTAGTTCTTTTATCTTCTTGGAGTTGTTTCCAAGTTTTCTTGTCCTTCTTGGGTTTAGTTTTCTTTATCGGTGAAAAACCATCATTTCTGGTATACTCATTTTCTAAGTCTTCCCAGTCTTCCCAATCTTCAATTTTAATTTTCGTCATATTTCTTTCTCAATGACAACTATAATATACAACAAAAAAATGTAAAAGTCAAGCTTTTTTTATCTTCCATTGTTCTAATTTGTCCAAAAATGATGTTATTGTGTGTGAATTTCCCTGATCGTCTATTATTTTAACAGATTCTACTACATCTGGGGTTTGATCTACTATTCTCTGTAATATCATAAAGCCAACTGACGGATAAAACGTTCCAAAACTCTCGTCTCCCAAAACATTTGTTTCATAAATGGAGTCCTTTTCTGTAGCTCCACTCAATAATAAATAGTATTTCATCAGTTTTTACACACTACCAGATCCTTCTCAAATCTCTCTTTTTTGTGGATTGTCAATCTAAATATATCATATTTCATCTGGCCAACCTCTCCACTTTCATCTATAATATCTCCTAGTCTCGTCAAAAACTGAAAATTGTTTTGGTTCAATTTCGTGGCGTCAAATTCAATTGTTATATCATTTATATCTGAATCCTCAACGCCTTCAGTTGGTATGGGTCTTATCTTATTTGTTAAATTGTATAATGTATTAGATTGTTCTTCCTTTTGATATCTTTTTACGTTCTCATAAGAACAGTCTGAATAAAATCTATCACACCAAGGCTCCAATATACTTAAACTTTCTAATCCACAATTTTCAACAACAAATCCTATATCAAATCGTGGAGATACAATCGGGTTCATAAGAGGATCGTGTTGTACATTAGTTCCCCACTTCCTAGCAAAGTTTCTCATATTTTTAGAATTAGACCATTTCCATTCTTCACTATCCTTTCCAACTCCATCTCTAAATCTACTTCCTCGACTTGTTAAATGGTATACAAGTCCAGCCCAAGTCTGAATGAACTTAAATCCAGCCACACTAAATCTATTAAATACATCACTATCTTCTCTTGATTGTGGAGCAAATAGTGGGTCGTGGCCACCAATATCCCAATAGTCTTGTTTCATTACTGCCCAGGGTGCAAATATTCCGTTTGTAATTTTACTACTTTTATTGTAATCTACAAACTTAAGAAATTCTTGTTCTTTAAAATCTTCAGGTTCAAAACCAAAATCCTCTACTATCTTTTCGGGACCCTCTGGATGTAATGGTGGTTCTATTCTTGTTGCACATACTGCAACCTTTTTGTCTAAATATCTATTTACCTCTTCATCTAAACCTGGGGCAGCATACATATCTGCATGAAAGAACATAATTCTATCATTAGTAGAAAAGTCGTCAACCAATAAATCATATAGTATTGTTAAACCCATTCTGTGTGGGCCTGGATTGTGATATATCTTTACATGCTTGTCTTTACTCGCAACTTCCTCCAACCAAGTCCAAGTTCCATCAGATGATGCATCATCAGCCATAATTATTTCGTGTTGATGTAAATTCTTTCTAATAGAGGCATAAGCCCATTTCAAGTATTTTAGATTGTCTCGAGCTGGGATAATAAAACTTATTGGTTTCATAGTTCAACCACCGCAAAAAAGACCCAACAACTATCTAAATCTTCTATTATATCAGTTCCCCATTGTCCGTATGGCAGTTGAACTTCATCTAATCCTACTGCTGAAATATCAGCTCCCTCAAAATTTTTGTAAAGAATTTCAGTAAATTCTTCACTGTTATATTCATATAAATGTGTACCACCTTGATATTGCCATACCGGCATTCTTCGTCTGGGGGTGGTTATAATGACAACCTGAGAGGTAACATACTTTAAACTCTGTAAGTATTCATCCATTCTGTCTGGGGGCAAATGTTCAAATGTTTCTATTGATGTGCAAACTTGGAACTCATTTTCCTTAAAATGACTATCCAACTCAAATATATCACACTCAATAAATCTACAATTTGGAGATAAGAACCTATTGTTTGCTTCCTTTATTCCTTCCTTATCAATATCTATACCAACTACACTTTCTGCTCCAAGTGATAATAAAATCCCAGCACCATATCCCTTACCAGTAGCAGCATCAATTACAGTCTTTCCTTTAGTCCAACGGTTTGCCAAAACATACCTATCTATCATAGTAGATATTGCTGGTTTTGTAAATCTATCTAATTCATCAAGTGGTGTATTATCTGTTGTTTTCAATCTTCCATCTCCTTTTCCAAGCAGTTTCAGTATAGTGTAGTTTAAATCTTCTTTTTGCTGTTACGCTGCATAATTCATAAAAATTGTCGTCTTTTAATTTCTCTGCAATCCAAACTGCTTTTTCCAAGTCACCGACTTTTACTGTTGTAAGTGGATGAAGTATTTCTTGTGTATCAAGTCCACGAAAACCAATACAGGGAATACCATGCCAAGCACAATTCATAGCAAATGTTCCAGCAGCGTGTGTTCTCATCATATGAATTCCTACCCTGTACGAATCAAGATGTTTAATCCACTCTTTCCATTTCAAATAAGGTATATAAAGTATATCGTCTATTTGATCTTCTAATTCTTGTTTTCTTCCCATTGAAACACAATATATCTTCATATCCAATTGTCGTGCAACCATATAAGAATCAAACCCACCATACCAACTTACAAAGTTCCCACCTAACAGTACTCCATCTCGATTTTCTTTATTAGACTCAACTCCATCTACAATCATCAAACTCCGCATTACTCTTACATCTTTACAACCCAGCCCCTTATAATAATTCACATCACTTTCATTATGACAATATACCCAATCGGCCTCCATTAAAGTATTATAGTAATGAAACTGTTTATCTATCTGATAATCTTGGAAATACCAGTGTGGGCCTTCCTGCATTACTGCTACTTTATCACAACATTTTCTTATGAATTCCAAGTCCACTCCCGCTGGATTTAACTTCGGAATTAAAACAATACCTAAATCAAAGTGGTCGTCTGGTAATACACTCAAACTACACATTGGTGCATTTAGTGCAATTGCCCAAGCTACTTCTGTACGTGCATTATCGAAGTCTCTTGGATAATGTTGATTACTTCCAGTTTCAGAAAAAAATGCTACTTTCACCAACTAACTTCCCAATCCTTAAATTCAGCAGCTATACAATCTACTTTATAATCTTTCCTACCACCTACTACTTCCATTATCTTATTGATAGCAGTATTTCTAATTCCATTTAATCCATGAGTTAACATAAGATTATCTGACCCCTTTTCACCCTTACGAACCTGTGATTCATTATACCATATATGTGCGTTCATTTGTGCCAAAACAATTATTGCCCTTAAAACTTCACCTGTTAATTTAACATCATTCTCTTTCAAAATCATATCAATATCGTGAACCATATCGTCCATTTCTTTTGCATAATTATCTTTATTCTCAGGTATAAAAACTTCCTTTAACTGATGAATACTTAACCTATCTATTAACTCACCTAAAGTTGGTAGCCATTTTCTCTCTGTCATATTTACTCCCAAATTCCTATAGCGTGTTTGTAAAAATATTCCTTGACCCAATATATAACATAATCAATGTCCTCTTCTGTCATTCTATTATGACAAGGTAAGCTAATCAATTTCAACCACTCGTCATCTGCAACAGGATACTTTCTACGCTGTTTGAGAATTTCATATTTGTGTAGTGGTTTAAAATGAACTGAAGTGTGAATGTTTTTATCAGCTAAATAATCGATTATATCATCTCTTAAATTTTTTGGAAATCTGGCACAATAATACTGTATGGTATCTGAATATTCAGGTGGAGTAAAAAACCCCCCTGGATGTTTACTGGTCGAGGCTGTTAATTGAGATAACTCTGCATTATATCTCTTTTGAATATGTCTCCGTTGTTCTAAATTTTTAGGAAGTTTCTTCATCTGTTCTAAACAAATTGCTGCAATAATATCAATCATATAATATTTGTAACCAAGAATATCAACTTCATAATCCCACGAATATCCAGGTTTTCCACCTAATCCTTTTTGAGATCTACTCCAAGTTGAAGATACACCAAACCACGTCATTTCTCTACACTTATCTGCTAACATTTTATCGTCTGTAGTAATCATTCCACCATCACCACAAGGCATAGTTTTTACTGCTTGAAAAGACCACACTGCTACATTTCCACCCAAACCGGCTCCCTCTGTATAACAACTATGTGCAGCATCCTCTATAATAAATCCACCAAACACTTTTCGTAAACCTTCATAATCACAGGGGATCCCAGCCATATTTACCGCTATAAGAACTTCACTATTAGGTTTTTGCCATTTGAGCACTTCTTCAGGTGTCATACATAAAGTCCTTCTATTTACATCTACTATATTGGAAGTACAATCATTCCACAAAGGTACAATTGCCGTGGCAATAAATGATATAGTTGGATTAATAACATCAACTCCTTTAAATCCCATTGCTTTCATTACCAAATCTTGACCGTGAGAATTACTTGTAACTGCTACTGCATATTTATGTCCAACCATCTCGGCGAACCTCTCTTCAAACTCCTGTACCTTCGGTCCTTTTCCCCACCAGCCAGACTCAATCACTTGTTGTAAAGCTTTAAGCTCTTCTTTACCCCCGTTAGGACCTAATACTGGTAGTGTTGTTTTTCTAACTTTCATTTTTCATTTTATATATGTAATTGTCTATTTTTTCGTAATAAAATAAAAGTTCTCACCGAGTGAATCCTCCGTTTTAATAAATTTTCGTATTTCTAATACATCAATGTTTTTTATAAAATTTACAAATTCACTATGTGTCATTACATTCGTATTTTTTCTATAATGATAATAAATATTTTTTTGGTTTTTACCATCATTTATATCTTTTTGTACTGATAATAAAATATTAGCCTTTTGTTTACTAATATCTAAAAGTTCTCTAATAATGCAGTTATTACATCCATAATCAAATGCACTCATGCATGTTACAAATTCAAATTTATGTTTATATTTTTCAGGTATTGTACCACAACTAATAACAACGTCTACATTGTCGCCCTTTACTAAATCAAAACCGGTAACTTCACAATTAATCTTTTCTTCAGCAAAAGTATTTTTTACAGTACCGTTAATATTAAATGAACCTATATCAGCTACTTTAATTTTTTTGGAATTAGAAATTTTGTTTTTTTCAATTAATTCAGTTATCCACTGTTTTAATATATTTTGGCTTTCTTTATTCATAAAAAATTTTACATATTTATTACCTGTCCCGAAGGTCCGAGTACTGGTAATATATTTTCTCTTATTTCCATTATTAAACCTCTATAACTTTAACATTCTCCAAATTTGGATTAAAAGTAGAGTGTGTATATATATTAAATAGTGTAAAAGGATTAAACTTTATAAAGTTTTTTAAGAATCCTCTCATCTTAAGTGAATCCTCTCCCCTTCTAATTGCTACTTCATCACTCGGAAATTCCTTACCATAAGCATATGCTGTTTCATAAAAATCAAGTCCTATAATATGAACTTCCGTTACATTACATTCTAAGGTAGCATAAGCTACACTTGCTACGCCTGAAGTTGGATAACAAAATGCATATCTAGGATTGTTTGTTATCATATAGTTTTTATGTGTGTCATCCAATACCCTTGTAGGTATATAACCATTCCTACCTTCAATTTTTGGTGGAGGCCCAGGTATAGTTTCTTTCAAATATGGTAATACAAACTCCACTACATTAAATTTTTTATAGTGTCCTCTTTCTATCATTAATTTAGGTTCATCAGGTACTAAACTTAAAACTTGAGTTAACTCTTTATCTATTAGTCGAGAAGAAATGGTTTCATTTTCAAGTTCATCCCCAAATCTATTCACTATGATATATTTATCAACTTCTGGAACTCTATCAATATGAGCTAATGAAGTTCCTCTACATAAAACTGCTACACTCACAAATCTTTATTTACCTTCAATATAACTCTTAAAAACCCTTCTTTCCCAGCTATGTCTCCGTATCTTGGTTTATTATCTGGAATAAAATCTATATCTTTTTCTATAACTTCAAACCTATCTTCTCTTGTAAACAATTCTATCCATTTTAATGACGAAAACTGAGACT